CTACAAACGAACACAATCAAAACTTAGCAGACATATTACCAGAGAATAAACTTGATGAACTTAGTTCAGAACTTTCTTCAGCCTATGATGAGGATAAAAATTCAAGAGAAGAGTGGCTAGAAACTTTTACAGATGGTTTAGATCTTTTAGGAATCAAATCTGAGGAACGTGATGAGCCTTTTCCTGGAGCAAGTGGGGTAACTCACCCAATTTTAGCAGAAGCAGCCACACAGTTTCAAGCACAAGCCTATAAAGAATTACTCCCTGCGTCTGGACCAGTCAAAACTCGCATAGTTGGAGCAGAAAATACTGAAGTTCGCTCTCAAAGTCAACGTGTAAAAGAGTTTATGAACTATCAAATCACTGAAGTCATGGAAGAATATGATCCAGACATGGATAGTTTACTGTTTTACTTACCGTTAGCAGGATCTGCCTTTAAAAAAGTGTATTTTGACTCACTTTTAAGCCGTGCGACCGCTAGTTTTGTAAAAGCAGAAGATTTAGTCGTGAGTTATGACACAACTAACCTAGAAACTAGCCCAAGAATCACTCATGTCATCAATATGACAGGAAATGACATCAGAAAAATGCAATTAAACGGTATTTACCGTAATATTGATATCGGTGACCCGAATGATGTTGACTATGATGAAGCAAAAAACAAAATGGACGAACTACAAGGTCTTAGTAAGCCAAGTAGTGACTATAACGAGTACACTTTGCTTGAGTTTCATGTAAATTTAGAGTTAGAAGGCATAGATGAGTACGACTTTGGTGTGCCTTACATAGTAACTATCCTTGAAGACTCAAATGAGATCCTTGCTATACGTCGAAACTGGGACATGAATGATAATATGTTCCGTAAAAAAGAATATTTCGTACATTACAAGTTTTTGCCAGGACTAGGGTTTTATGGTTTCGGTTTAATACACATGATTGGTGGTTTAACTAAATCTGCTACTTCTGTTTTACGTCAATTAATAGACGCTGGTACACTAAGTAACTTACCCGCTGGTTTTAAAGCTAGAGGTATGAGAGTTCAAGGAGAAGATGAACCATTACGTCCTGGAGAATTTAGAGATGTTGATGTGCCAGGAGGAGTAATAAGAGATGCTCTTATGCCTTTGCCCTATAAAGAACCAAGCAACGTATTAAGTCAATTATTAGGTTTATTAATCGACAGCGGTAGGAGGTTTGCTTCTATTGCTGATATGCAAGTAGGTGACATAGGTAGTCAACAACTGCCCGTAGGCACAACTGTAGCAATGTTAGAACGTGGTACAAAAGTAATGTCTGCTATCCACAAACGTCTACACTTTGCTCAGAAAAAAGAGTTTCGTCTCTTGGCTGGAGTCTTCTCCCGTTCTCTCCCCCCTGTATATCCGTATCAGGTAGCAGGAGCCAGTCAGGAGATCAAACAAACTGATTTTGATGATAGAGTAGATATACTACCGATAAGTGATCCTAATATATTTAGTATGGCACAAAGAGTTATGTTAGCTCAGCAAGAACTACAAATGGCACAAGCAGCACCACAAATACATAATCTAAGAGAAGCCTATAAACGTATGTACGAAGCTCTAGAAGTAAAAAATATAGAAGAAATTTTACCTGAATTACCACAAATACCTCCTAGAGACCCAGTTACAGAACAACAAGCAGCAATGCTAGGTCAACCAATCAAAGCGTTTGAGTTTCAAAGTCATGAAGCATATATTTCTGCTCATGCTGCATTTATGCAGAACCCTATGATGCAAGAAAACCCTATGGCGTTACAGTCTATACAAGCTAACATACAAGAACATCAAGCTATGTTATATAAACAACAGATAGAGTCTGCTTTAGGTCAACCTCTGCCTCAGCTAGAAGAAGGGCAAGAAATGCCACCAGAAGTTATGAACCAAATAGCTGCAGCTGCAGCAAAGGCTACACAAGAAGTTACAGGTCAAGCTCAAGCTATGGCAGAAGCTCAAGCTCAAGCAGAAGAATTAGATCCTCTTTTACAGGTCAAACGTGAAGAAATAGAAGCAACAAGAGAACGTGATGCTTTACGAAGTCAGGTTGATCTAGCTAAAATTGAATCACAAGAATCTATAGCTGAAATGAAAGTAGCTCAAGATAGAGAAGAAGCACTCTTAAAAGCTCAAGATAGTAATAACAAAACGTATGGTCAGATATTGAAAGATGTAAGATCATCAGATACAGACAGTCGAGGTGACTAATGAAAGATACAACTAAATTTAAAAAAGTTAGTGTTCCTGCTCCTGATAAAATTGATTTATCAAAACCAGTTAAAGGTACGGTAGTTTTAACTAAAACTAATAGCGATATCTTTGGTCAAGGTCAAAGCACAGTTCAGGGTAAAGGTAAGGCTACTAAAGGTACTAAATATAACACCAGTTCTAGTGGTGTAAGATAGTGTCAAACAGACCAGGACTTTGGGCAAATATCCACGCTAAAAGAAAACGTGGAGAAAAAATGCGTAAGAAAGGTGAGAAAGGAGCACCTACTGAAGCACAGATGAAAGCTGCTCGAGGTATGAAAGCTGGTGGAGTGTTTAAAGCTAAACACAGAGGCTGTGGTGCAGTCATGCCGAATCGTAGAAAAACTACTAAATACTCATGAGTGCTTCACCTGATTCTTTTGTTTATAACGCTGTGTTAGATAGAGTAATAGACGGTGATACTATTGACGTAACTTTGGATTTAGGGTTTGATATAAAACTTCACAAACAAAGAGTGAGACTAGCTGGTATAGATACACCAGAAAGCAGAACAAGAAACTTAGCAGAAAAAGCATTAGGTTTAAAGGCTAAAGATAGACTTATAGAAATATGTACAAGCGATACACTACAGATTAAATCGTTAGGTAAAGGCAAGTACGGTAGAATTTTGGGTGTTCCATATGTAGACGGAGAGGATGTTTGTCAAAAATTAATTGACGAAGACCATGCTGTTGAATATTGGGGCGGAACTAAAACTAAAGTATGGGGATAAACCATGAAAAGAAGTAAGTATGGCTCTATGCGTAAAATGTCCAAAGGTGGAGCAGCACGCAAAAAGAGCAAACGTAGAATGACTAAAAAGAAAAAGAAGTAGGTGGCACACCTTATCAGTAATATCCCGCACTTTAAGTGTTGGGTGAGAAGAGAGTTCACACACAATCATGAAAAATATCATGGCGAATATCTTCACGCTTTAGCGATTGCTGTTAATACAATACCTGATCGTTCTTTAAGTTTTCAAGTAGTCTTCACAGGCTATGAATCAAACTGTGAAGACTGGGATGAAGGTAATATACACGGTGGTGCTATGTGGGCAAGAATGCCAATACAAGCATTAGTCGCAGACATACCTAGTGAAGAATATCCTGAAGCCATGGAAGATCATTTATGCCAGCCTTGGGATTGTGAATCAAGAGATCATTCAATTATAGTTATGGATCGAGTAAGTTCAAGTCCGTGGCTATGCAAAATTGATGGAAAGTTTTATAATGGAAAATATATGTTTACTGTAGACTATACGAATAGTGATATAGCTGATGACTCAGCTCAACACAAACAGTCTCATGTTATGTATATTACAGAAGAAGGTAAATGGAAAGGTAACTTTGTAGCTTTACCTAATAACAGAGTTAGAGCTACCAGCCCTGCTCTTTGGGTAACAGGCGAAGGAGCACCAGATTTTAAACCTTCTCAACATATACACTCAGCCGAGGGTCATGAAAGTTATTTAGATCCGATGATTACATTTAATAATTTGTATGAAGAGGAAGTTTAAAAAAGTTTCAAAAAGCAAAAAAGGTGTGCCTAAGGCATACCTTAAAGGTGCTAAAAACCCTAAGGCTAGAGAAAGAGAAATATTAGCTACCCGTAAAAAGTATTTATCGGGTAAAATGACTAAGAAAGATTATGAAGCTGTTGAAAAATCAAGAGCAAAAGATAAAAAGAAAAAACCGACTAAAAGGAGGAAAAAATAATGGCAACCCCAGCTTGTGTAAAAAAGTATGCTAAAAGTAGTGGTAAGTCTACTAGCACATTAAATAAAGTTTATAAACGAGGTCAAGGAGCATTTTTTAGTTCTGGCTCTCGTCCAGGACAGAGTTCCCATAGTTGGGGATGTGGTCGTGTAAGAAGTTTTGCTACTGGTAAAGGTGGTGCACGTAAAGCAGATTCAGATTTATTAGGTAAGAAGAAGAAAAAGAAAGCAGCAGCATATGGAGGCGAAATAAAAATGATGAAAAGCGGTGGTAAATTTCCAGATTTAAGTGGTGATAAAAAAGTCACTAAAAAAGATATTTTAATAGGAAGAGGAGTTATACCTAAACCTATGAAAAATGGTGGTGCAGTTTCTAGAGGATGCGGAGCTGTTATGTCTAACCGTAAAAGAAAAACTAAATATTTTTAAATGCCTAAGAAAAAACGTGATCCTAAAAAAGGTACTGGTAAAAAACCTAAAGGTACGGGGAGACGTTTATACACAGATGAAAATCCTAAAGACACAGTTAAAATTAAATTCGCAACTCCTGCTGATGCTAGAGCAACTGTGGCTAAAGTTAAAAAAGTTAAAAAACCTTTTGCTAGAAAAATACAGATACTTACCGTCGGTGAACAAAGAGCTAAAGTGATGGGTAAAACACAAGTAGTAAGTATTTTTAAAAAAGGCAAAGAAGCTATAAGAAAATCGAGGAAAAAAAGTGCCTGAATACAGAGGAAGACAAGTAACTTTAAATAAACCTAGGAGAATAGGTAAAGGTAAACCTGGATATGGTAAAAAGACTAGAGAAGTTTTTGTAAAAGACCCTAAAACAGGAAATATAAAAAGAGTTACTTTTGGTGATCCTAATTTAGGAGCACACCCTGGAGACAAAAAAAGAAAAAGATCTTACTGTGCTCGTAGTAAAGGTTTAGGAAGCGACAAAACTAAAGCTAACTATTGGTCTCGCAGACAGTGGAAGTGCTAATGGACGGTTTATACATAGTAGAAAAAACACTCAGAGATATACGCAAAAGAAAAGAAGAATTAACAGATTTATTAGCTACTGGTGGTGTACAAGACTGGAACAGCTACAATAAAGTTTTAGGAGAACTCTCTGGTCTAAGTTCTGCTGAAAGAATTATAATAGACCTGCAAAACATCAAGGAGCAAGAAGATGACTGATGCAACTCAAAGTAAAAAAGTGCCTGATCACGTAGATAGGTTTAAGGATAAACCTATTGAACCCATTATTGAAGACAAATTTACACCAGAAACTATTAAAGAAGACGAGTCTCTCGTAGAAAAATTACCAAATCCGACAGGATATAGGATATTGATACTTCCCTTTACTCAAAAATCTGTCACTAAAGGTGGAATACACTTAGCTGATTCATATTTAGAAAAAGAAAGATTAGGTACTAACGTGGGATTCGTAGTATCATTGGGACCAGATGCTTACAAAGATAAGAATAAATTTCCTAACGGTGCTTGGTGCCAAGAAAGAGATTGGATTATTTTTGGAAGATACGCAGGAGCTAGAATCAAAATTGATGGTGGTGACTTGCGCTTATTAAACGATGATGAAGTACTCGCTGTGGTGAATAACCCAGAGGATGTACAATAATCACGCAACTATTAACATAGGAGTATAACCATGGCAGAACCCATGCAAGAAACAGAAGAAGTTCAAATAGAACTTGAAGGTGAAGAAGCGACTACCGAAGAAGCTGTAGTAGTAGAAGAAACTCAACCAGAAGAAACTCAGACAGAAGTTCAAGAAACTTCTGAAGAATCTACTGAAAAAGAAGTAGCTGACTACAGTGAATCAGTCAAAAAACGTATTAATAAACTTACATATAAGATTAAGGAAGCTGAAAGAAGAGAGCAAGCTGCATTAGATTATGCTAAGAATGTTCAAGAACAGTTAAATAAAACTAACGAAAACCTTTCACAAAAAGATAAATCACTATATGATGAGTATAGTGCAAGAGTTGCAAGTCAACTAGCTACTGCCGAAGACAAGTATAAAACTGCTTACGACCTCGGAGACACAGATGCAATGTTGGAGCATCAAAAAGATGTAGCGAAACTTGCTGTAGAATTAGAGAGCTTAAACCGTGTTAAACCTGAAGAAGAACAAAAATCCGAAGCAACTAATGTTGAGGACCAAGTTCAGCAAAAGGCTACAGAACAAGCTCAAGCTCAACCAACTCCAGACCCTAAAGCTCAAGATTGGGCTAAGAAAAATGAATGGTTTGGCACAGACCTAGCTATGACTACGAGTGCTTTTGCTTTTCATAGAGAGTTGGTAGAAAGCGAAGGTTTTGATCCTTCTTCTGATGAGTATTATCAGGAGATAGATAAAAGAATGGTGGAGAATTTTCCTCATAAGTTTAACGGAGGAGAAGTCTCTCAAACTAATAACGTTCAAGAGAATGTTGCTGCCCCAAGCAGAGGTGCTAGAGGTAAAACAGGAAAAGGACGCACTGTCAAGTTGTCACCTAGTCAAGTAGCGATTGCTAAAAGACTAGGCGTCCCGCTTGAAGAATATGCTAAACACATAAAAACATAGGAGAAAAAATGACAGAAGATAATAAAACTACTGAAGTCAACACAGATCGAACTCCACGATCTGCAGATACTCGAGATAATGAATCTCGTCTTAAACCATGGCAACCACCGTCTTTATTAGACGCACCGATTCCGCCATCTGGTTATGTCTATCGCTGGTTACGAGAATCAATGGTAGGGCAAGATGACAAAGCGAATATGTCAAAACGTATTCGTGAAGGTTGGGAACCTGTTAGATCAGAAGACCATCCTGAGTTTGAAGCACCGACTATTGATGATGGTAAACATGCAGGAGTAATCGGAGTAGGTGGGTTAATTTTAGCTAAGATGCCTATCGAAACCGTCCAACAAAGACGTGCATACTACGCCAAAATGTCTTCAGATCAAATGGAGGCAGTCGATAATAATCTTATGCGAGAAAGTGACTCAAGGATGCCTATTAGTAGCCCTAATAGACAGAGTAAAGTTACTTTCGGAAGTGGAGGTACTGACTCTTAGTGAGTACCATGTTATTTTATATGAATATAAAAGGTGAAAAATAATGGCAAATGTAAATAGCCCAAATGGTTTCACACCAGCATATCATATGTCAGGAGGCACTATTAGACCTTCTGAGTTTGAGATCGCGAGTGGCACTAACGCATCTATCTTTAGTGGTGATGTAGTTAATCTATCTAGTGGTTTAGTAATTCAGGGGACTGCAACTGGTGCACCTCTTGGTGTATTTTATGGTGTGGAATATCAAGCAACTGATGGTTCTGTCGTCTTTTCGAAAGTATGGACAGCCGATACCGTCACATTAGGTGCTGCAAATGCGAAAGCGTATGTTTACTCCGATCCAGATATTGTTTATGAGGCTCAGTCTACTGGGACTCCTACACAAGCGTCTATCGGAACAACTAATACGATTTCGACAACTGCAGGTGATTCTAACACAGGTCGATCAAAAGAAGGTGTAACAACTACAACTTCTAGTGGTATTGCGACAGTAGTGGGGTTTGTTGACAGACCCGATAACTCTATTGGTCAATACGCTAGAGTGCATGTAATTTTCCCTGCTTCTGTATTTGGCAACAACTAAAGGTGAATAACAATGGCAATTAACAGAGCACAATTAGTAAAAGAACTCGAGCCAGGATTAAATGCACTCTTTGGTCTTGAGTATAATAGATACGAGAACGAGCACTCAGAAATTTTCGACACAGAAACTTCTGATAGAGCGTTTGAGGAAGAAGTGATGTTATCAGGGTTCGCACAAGCTCCAACAAAAGGAGAAGGTGAGGCAGTAACTTATGATTCAGCACAAGAAACTTTCACATCTCGTTATACGCATGAAACAATAGCTTTAGCGTTTTCGTTGACAGAAGAAGCTATCGAAGATAATCTCTACGATACTCTTTCTTCTAGATACACAAGAGCTCTAGCTAGATCTATGGCAAGCACGAAGCAAGTAAAAGCTGCAAACGTACTTAATAATGGTTTCAATTCTAGTTTCCCTGGAGGAGACGGAAAAGAACTATTTGCTACAGATCACCCTACCATAACTGGTGGTGATCAAGCGAATGAACCAAGTACTGACGCTGACTTAAACGAAACTTCGTTAGAGAATGCTATGATTGATATCTCTCAGTTTAAAGACGAAAGAGGAATCAAAATTAACGTTCAAGCTAGAAAGCTGATTATTCCACCACAACTGCAGTTTGTTGCAGACAGGGTATTAAATTCTCCTGGAAGAGTGGCTACATCAGACAATGACATCAACGCAATGAAAAACATGGGAATGTTGCCAGAGGGTTATGTTGTAAATCACTATCTTACTGATACTGATGCTTTCTTTATTAAAACTGATGCACCTAACGGTCTAAAGCACTTTGAAAGAGCGCCGATGACAACTGGTATGGAAGGAGACTTCGAAACTGGTAACGTAAGGTACAAAGCTAGAGAAAGATATTCTTTTGGTTTTAGTGACTTTCGTGGGATCTACGGATCTAAAGGAGCTTAATTAAATTAATCTCATTAGGAAAGGGAGCTTCGGCTCCCTTTCTTTTTTTCATTAATAAGTATAGAATTAAGTTCTAGGTATAATAATTGTTTTATAGACTGACCTAGCAGACAAGCCGAGACTATAAAACTTATTTCCAAAGGAGGAAATTATGGCAAAATCGACGTTCTCAGGACCAGTAAAATCACTTGCTGGATTCATATCAGCAGGTAGTACAGCTGTAGTTAGTCTAACAGCAGATACTACACTTACGGTGGCTGCACATGCAGGTAAAATTTTAACAACTAATGATGCAGATGGTAAATTTACTTTACCTAGTATAGTAACAACATCACCTACAGATCCAACAGATCCTAATCAATTAAATAATTTGGGGGCTACTTTTTTCTTTGTAGTAGAAACAGCAGCAACTGATATGGATATTTTAACTGATGGTACTGATAAATTTGTTGGTGGTCTTTATACAGGTAAAGATGACTCTACTGGTAAAACTTTTATTTCTGGTGCATCTAATGATGTTATTACTATGAACGGTTCTACCAAAGGTGGGTTAGCAGGTAGCATAGTTAAAGTAACTGCTATGGCATCTGCTAAATATGCTGTCGAAGGTATAATTTTAGGTTCAGGTACTATAGTTACACCATTTGCTGACGCATAATAGGAGGTAAACTATGGCTGATGCAGTAACTTCCACAACTGTTCTTGACGGTGATAAAGACTTTATAGTTCAGCTAACTAACGTAAGCGACGGCACTGGAGAAAGTGCTGTTGCTAAAGTAGATGTAAGTGCTCTTACTGCACGTAAAAGTGACGGAGCAGCATGTACAGGTGTAAAACTTAAAAAAGTTTATTATTCTATTTTAGGTTTTACTAAAATAGGATTACTTTGGAACGCAACCAGTAACACTTTGTGTATGGAACTAAACCCTAGTGCTGATGGTATTTTAGATTTTTCACCTTTTGGTGGACTACAAAATACTTCAGGCAGTGGTAAAAACGGTGACATACTACTTACAACCACTGGGCATAGTTCAGGAGACACCTACCTTATAGTTCTACACTGTACAAAGGACTATGAATAATGGCTACTTCTGGTACTAAAACTTTTAGTTTAAACATTGCTGATACTATTGAAGAAGCGTTTGAACTAGCGGGATTAGAACTTAGAACAGGCTACGATGCAGAGACTGCTCGGCGATCATTAAATATTATGTTCGCCGATTGGTCTAATAGAGGTGTAAACTTATGGACAATAGATCAAGTAAGTTTAACACTAACAGCTGGTACAAATCAATACACTTTAAATGCTTACGACGTAGACATAGTTTCTGCTGTAGTAAGGCAAACTATATCGGGCACAACTACCGACTTACAATTAAACAGAGTAGGTAGAACAGAATTTTTAAACATACCTGATAAAACTAGCACAGGTAGACCTACACAATATTTTTTAGACAGAGCTACAACACCAGTGCTTAATATCTGGCCAACACCAGATACTGTCGCAACATATACTTTAATCACTAACAGAGTTACTAGAATTGATGACGTAACAGCATCTAATCAAGACCCTGATGTACCTTCAAGGTTTATGCCTTGTATGGTAAGCGGTTTAGCATATTATCTTGCTATGAAGAAAAACCCTGAAAAAGCCCCTATGTTAAAACAACAATATGAGCAAGACTTTAAATTAGCTGCAGATGAAGATGGAACAAAAGTTTCTTTGCACCTTGTACCTAGAAGGAGTTATTACTAATGGCATATGCTTTAGGAAAATATTCAAAAGCTCAGTGTGATAGGTGTGGTTTTGTCTACCCTTATTTAGAACTTAAAGAAGAATGGCAAGGTTTAAAAGTTTGTAGAGATTGTTATGAACCTAAAGCTCCACAAATAGACCCCATAAATGTGCCTGTAGATCCTGAAGCACTCAAAGATCCAAGAACTACAGAGTCTGCACCAACTGCTGGGAATGGGGTAGTTAAAACAGAAAATAGTGTAGCGAATGGAGTGAGTTCTCCTTCTACATTAGTTTCACATAATGATGTTATAGGATCAAGTTTTCGTAGTAGTAAAATGACTTCTGAATTAGGTAGTGTAACAGTAACTACAGGATCATAATATGAGTTGGACTTATTCATCTTTAAAAACAGCTATACAGGATTTTTCAGAAAGTACAGAAAGCACTTTCGTAACACATCTTAATGATTTTATAAAAGGAGCAGAAGAAAGAATTTTAAAAGGTGTTGAACTTGATCAATTTAGAAAAAACGTAACTGGTTCTGGAACAGCTTCTAATACATATCTAAGCATGCCTACAGATTTTTTATCACCATTTAGTTTAGCTGTAATAGATTCTGATAGTAACTACACATTTTTAAAATTAAAACACGTAAGTTTTATAAGAGACTTTACACCTTCTATAGCAACAACAGGAACACCAAAGTATTACGCTGAGTTTGATCAAGCTTCTTTCATACTAGCTCCTACACCTAGTAGTAATTTTAGTTTTGAACTACATTATTTTTATAGACCTAATTCACTTACAGTAGCTGGAGATAGTGGTACAACATGGCTTTCTACTAATGCACCTAATGCTCTTTTGTATGGCAGTCTTGTAGAAGCTATGATATACTTAAAAAACTATGAAAGTGTTGGTCTATATGAGCAAAGGTTTCAAGAGGCATTAGCACAAATGAAAAACTTAGGTGAAGCTAAATCTACAAGAGATCAATTTAGGTATGATGAAATTAGAAGAACACCACAAGCATAATGTATGAATTAAAACTAGGTGATGTAGCTGTAAAAACTACAAAAAATACAGGATTAAGTCCAGAATATTGGACAGAAAGAATAATGGAACGTTTAGTTCAAGTTAGTGATAATGCTGATCCTTTAGTACAAGCTCAAGCGAGGGCTTTTAAAGAAAGTATTGAACAAGTCGTTTTATTGTATATAAGACAAGCTATTGCTTCTGATAGAAGCACAGTAGCAGGTCTATTAGAAAAACAAGGTCATTGTAAAATGGCTGAAATAATAAGGAGGCTGTAATGGCAATATCTCAAGCAATGTGTACTTCTTTTAAAAAAGAATTAATGGAAGCAAAACACAATTTTTTAAACTCTGGTGGTAATGATTTTAAATTAGCGTTATACACCAGTTCTGCGTCTTTAGGTGCAGGCACAACAGCGTATACTACTTCTAACGAAGCAAGTGGCACTAACTACACCGCTAAAGGTGCAAGTTTAACTAGAGTTGATCCAACAACATCTAGTACAACAGCGTTTACTGACTTCGCTGATTTGACTTTTAGTAGTGCTACGGTTACTGCTAACGGTGCGTTAATTTTTAATGATACAGCTTCAGGTGATCCTGCGGTATGTGTGTTGGCTTTTGGTGGTGATAAAACTTCTACAAACGGAGACTTTACTATACAGTTTCCAACAGCTGACGCTAGTAATGCGATTATAAGAATAGCGTAGTTTAAATGTCCAGTGTAACAGGTTGGGGTCGTGGCACTTGGGGCGAAGGTGCATGGAGTGAAGAAGCTCCTGTAGTCGTCACTGGTGTAAGTGCTACTTCTGCTGTAGGCACTGTTATACAAAGAACTTCAAACACTATTGCAGTTACTGGTTTAGTAGGGACTTCGGCTTTAGGTAGTGAAACTGTAGTAGCTCAGGCTTTACAAGTAGTTACTGGAAACGTAGGAACTTCTTCTTTAGGTGATGAAACAGTTACTGCAGCAGCATTAGTTGCTGAAACAGGAGTAGCGGGAACTACCGCATTAGGAAATGCTATAACTGCTGGAGCAGCAGTCACGGGTGTCTCTGCCGTAGCTTCTACTTCTTCTTTAGGAGATGAAACTGTAACAGCAGGAGCAGTAACCGCAGTTACTGGTTTAGCAGGAACTTCTGCATTAGGTACTATTAGTTTAGTAACTAATAATAATCTTTCGGTTACTGGAAACGTAGGAACTTCTGCATTAGGCGATGAAACAGTAGTTTCAAAAGCTCTCGTACTACCGACAGGAAACGTAGGTACTTTTGGTGAACCAACCGCAACAGTTTGGGGGTTAGTAGACACTAGTCAAACAGCTAATTACAGCGATGTTACAACAACTCAAACACCT